TGGAAAGCAGTTCAATCTCTTTCTTAAGACCTACGGGTTTTTTTGGGACTGTCGCCTAAAGGTTGAAGGCCCACTGCTTATAACGGTGTGACCTGGGTTCAACTCCCAGCAGTCCTACTAGGGGGATTAGCAATCTGGTGAATGCACCGAACTCATAATTCGGCTAAGGTGGGTTCGATCCCCTCATCCCCCATTGACGGTTCGCCGTCAATCCCTTATAATACTAAGGTCAAACAAACAAGACAATGACACTGACTAGCAAGTTCAAGAAAGACATTCAAACCCTTCGTGGTGCTGTAAACGGTGACTTCTTCCTGGATGTGAAGAATCCCAAACTTCTCAAAAAGGTCCGTCGTTATTATGAAAACAGTGGTGTCGTTTTTTCTGGCGACCCTCTTGATGATTATGATATTTTGATGGAACAAGTTGCTATCGATCTTGAAACTGTGGAGGTTGCGTGAAGGTTCTACTGGAACGCTTTCCCTATCGGTATGTTGAGTGTGGAACCCTAGAAAATGGGTTCCCAGATTATCGCATTCAGAAGGCAAATGAATATACTAAGAGATACAGTGACATGTATTTGTTAGATAATCAAATGCAACTTCTGACTGCGATTGATGACCCAGAGTATACCAAATGGTTAGATCCAGAAGGTGTCCCCTGCTATATAAAAGATAGGGTCACTGCATAGTATATGGAAGAGGACGCAATCAACCTAACATTTAAACATGAATGGATGACTGTGTCCGAAGCAAAACTTTTACTCATAGATGCCTACAAAAGATTCAGAAAACAAAAAAGATATGGTGGAGACATTGTAAAAACTTTGATGAAAGTTGAATATGGCATTTGGATGCGTTCTTCCGAGGAACACATGAGAATAAGGTTGGATTTATTAAAGTCACGGATGGACTCTAACAGCACTGGTCGGGATGGTCTTAGACCCCCTGGGTTTCCTAGTTCCTAAAACTAGGTGGTGGAGTCATAAAGACCCCTTAAAACTAAATAAAGAGAGAACTTATTAAAGTAAAATCATGGCTACAAGAAGAACTGTAAAGTCTGAGTCTGGCGCAACCATGTCTCAGTATGACCAAGAAGTAGAAAAGAGACTGCAAGCACTTGAAGCAACTGCACATGAAAAGTGTGAAGGTGGCGGTGGTGATTCTGAAAGAGTTGCTGCACTTGAGGCAAAGGTCGATGACCTGATTGAGAAACTGAAGTCACTTAAGACACTCAGAGCAGTTCTTTAAATTGGTTTCTTGCTTTTCCTAAGAGCAAGTGGTGCGGATGGAGGTAACACTCCCGCCCTGTTTCTTGCTTCAGGTTAAAGAGCAAGTGGCGTGCATGAAAGACCTTTTGGGGATGGTTGTTTAACCATCCCTTTTTTGGTATAATATATACTATAACATGTATTGGAACTAATGAGTGAATACAAGAAGACGGCACTAGTTCTTGGTGCTGGTGGTTTTATTGGAAGTCATATGGTAAAGCGTCTTCGTGAAGAAGGTTATTGGGTTCGCGGTGTCGATCTAAAAGACCCTGAGTTTTCTTCTACACGCGCACATGAATTTGTTACTGGAGACCTTCGTGATGTAACTTTTGTTCGTCGTTGTATTTCTTTTAAGGGATATCTGGGGAACTTCTATGCCTCTGTCCCTGAGCAATACTATGATTCTTTTGATGAGATCTATCAGTTTGCTGCTGATATGGGTGGTGCTGGTTTCGTTTTCACTGGAGAGAACGATGCTGACATCATGCACAATTCCGTAACTATTAATCTGAACGTTCTTGATGAACAGCGTCGGTTTAATGAAAAGTATGGAGTGAACAAAACCAAGATCTTCTATTCGGGTTCTGCTTGCATGTATCCAGAGCATAATCAACTCGACCCCGATAACCCCGACTGCCGTGAATCATCAGCATATCCCGCAGACCCAGACTCAGAGTACGGATGGGAAAAACTTTTTTCTGAAAGGCTCTATCTTGCTTACAATCGTAACTATGGCATCCCTGTTAGGATTGCTAGATACCACAACATCTTCGGTCCAGAAGGAACCTGGAACGGAGGTAGGGAAAAGGCACCAGCAGCAATCTGCCGCAAAGTCGCTCACCTCTCAGCAGAGGGTGGTGGTATTGAAGTGTGGGGTGATGGAGAACAAACAAGATCCTTCTTGTATATCGATGAATGCATTGAAGCAACTCGCAAATTAATGGATAGTGACTTCATGGGTCCTGTGAACATTGGTTCTGAAGAGATGGTTACTATTAATCAACTTGTAGATATTGTCGCAGAAGTTTCTGATAAAATTGTGAACAAGGTTCACATTGATGGACCTCTTGGAGTTCGTGGTCGTAATTCCAATAATGATTTAATTCGTGAAAAACTTGGATGGGATTACGAACAGAGTCTTAAAGAAGGTATCCGTAAAACGTATAATTGGATTTGGGGACAGATTAATCAATGAAAATTTCAATTGCAATCCCCACTTGGGAATTTAATGGTAGGGGATCTGAGTATCTTAATGATCTTCTTAGGACAATTCAAATACAATCCTATAAAGATTTTGAAGTTTGCATCTCTGACCACAGTGTAGATAATGAAGTTTTAAAAGAACTAAAACAATTTGAAGGTAAGTTCAAGATTGTTTATGATAAAAATGAAAATGATAGAGGTAATGGACCTGCTAACACAAATAAGGCAATTGAAATGTGTTCAGGAGATATTATCAAGGTCATGTTCCAAGATGATTTCTTTTATGACACTGAGTCATTAGAAAAAATTCATTCTGAGTTTGAGCAGAGTAATAATATGTGGTTAGTTAATGGATGTAATCATACTAAGGATGATGGATATAATTTCTACTGGGAAATGTTTCCAAAGTGGAATGATAAAATTGTCGAAGGAGTTAATTCAATCAGTTCTCCATCTGTCTTGAGCATGAGGAAGGAGTGTTTTGATAAGGTTAGGTTTGACGAGAAGTTAGTAATGATGATGGATTGTGATTATTATTACAATCTTAAATCTAACTTTGGAGATCCTATTTACTTAGAGGATGTTTTGATTACTAATAGAGTGCATCAAAATCAAATCTCAAGTACATATGATAAAAACATTCAAGATGAGATTGATTATTGTCTTGACAAGTATGCTATTATTAAAGGGAGTTGAATTGTAAAAATGCCTAGAAGTGATTACGAAGGAAAAGAACAGATCCGTAAGTGGATTTATGATGTAACTCCAAAACACAATAAGATTTTAGACATTGCGGTTGGTGAAGGAACTTATCTTAATTTGTTTAAGGACCTTGATAATCTTCGGGGTTGTGAATGGTATGGTATTGAAATCTGGGAACCTTGGGTTCCAAAATATAAACTAGATGAAATCTATGACCATTTTTATCTAGAGGATGTAAGAACTTTTGATTATAGTAAAGTTGGTCAAACTGATATTACCTTTGCAGGTGATGTTATTGAGCATATGAAGAAAGAAGAAGCACTCAAACTTGTGAATGATCTTCTGGAGATTTCTGATAATTTGTATACAAGTATTCCTATCATCTATATGCCTCAAGGTCCTGATGAAGGAAATCCATATGAAGTTCATGTGAAACCTGATTGGTCACATGAAGAAGTAATGGATTCATTCCCTAACATCAAAGGATTCTGGGGAGGACCTAAGATTGGAGTTTATCACTTGTCTAAGTCATGATGAATATTGTAACTTGTTCTGATAAGAATTATATTCCTGGAGTTATTGCTCTATATAATTCACTTCAAAAGTCCAACGGATCAAAGTATAAGTTCTATTTACTTGCAGATGGAAAACCAAAGGACTTTAAAGTATTTGATGGCACAGGAGTAAATATTATCTACAATCAGTCTCTGGATAAAAACCCAAAAGGCGGTGAGTGGAAAGAAGAGTTGCCTTGTATGTACTCTAGGATTCTAATCCCAGAAATATTTGGTGATGTATATCAGAAAAGTTTATATTTAGATGCTGATACATTAGTTATTGATGATATCTCAGCATTGGAAGAGATGGAGACAGAACATTCTCTCCTTGCTATGCCAAACAAAGCAAATTGTGGATTGCAAAAATCAAGAAACGATTATCAGTTTGAGAAATGGGATAGACCTGATAGAGGTCTACTTCAACATTGGAGTGTAAATTCTGGGGTAATTCTTTTTGACAATAAGAAGTGGATTAGTGATGGTATGACTTCTAAATTTGTAGAAGCAATCAGTGATGATAGAATTTCTGCTAAGTTTGTTGTTCAAGGATACCTCTCTATAATTTTAGAAGGTAAATTTGATTACTTGACTCCAGAGTGGAATACATCCCTTTCTTCTGATATCAATTTTTTAAATAAAGGAAATAAAATTGTTCATTATATTGGTGGCAGAAGGGTTAAGAAACCGTGGGAACATGGGGAAACTAATCTTGGATATATAAACTATTGGAAACAAAATTATCTTGACGGTAAAATTTTATGAAAGTATTAGTTACAGGCGGCATGGGATTTATTGGTCGTTATGTTGTTGAAGAACTTCTTACAAACGGTCATACCCCAGTCATCTTTGATCATCATCGGAGACTTGCTAAAGAATATCCTGAAGATGTGGAAGTTTTTCAGGGAGACATTATGGATGATGTTGCTGTCACTGAAGCAATGGCACACTGTGACTCTTGGATTCACCTTGCAGCTGTCTTAGGAACTCAAGAGACTATTCAAAATCCACGTCCAGCAGCAAAGTCAAATCTGATTGGCGGTCTGAATGTATTAGAAGCAGCGGCACAATATAATCTTCCTGGAACTTACATTGCTGTAGGTAACCACTGGATGAATAATACTTATTCTATTACAAAGACAATGATTGAAAGGTTCATTGACATGTATAATAGGAATAGGGGAACTAAGGTTAATATTGTACGTGTTGTGAATGCATATGGTCCACGTCAATTAGCAGCTGCCCCATATGGTCCTGGTAAGGTGAGAAAGATTACTCCCGCATTTGTCTGTAGAGCATTGCTAAATCATCCTATTGAGGTATATGGTGATGGCAAACAAGTTAGTGATATGGTTTATGTTGGAGATGTTGCCAAAGCACTTGTAAGGGCAACAGAGAAGGCATGTGAGGGTACTGTGTTCCCTGTGCCCGTAGAGGTTGGTCCTTCAGAGAATAAGACTGTTGGTGAGATTGCTGAATTGATTAGGAATCTTGCTGGTAGTGATGCCGAAATTGTGAACCTTCCTATGCGACCAGGTGAAAATGCTGGTGATAGGGTTACTGCAAACAACACAACTCTCAATCTTGTAGATATGAATCCAGATGATTTGGTTAGTCTAGAGGATGGTATGAAAAAAACAGTTGATTATTTTAATCAATACTTAAAATCTACAGGACAAAAGTAATATGAATATTGAATCGAAGGATGTATATGGGGATTATCCTACGGAACCATGTGTGTTTGCTGCATGTGATAGTAAATATTTTGTAGATCATGCAGGACCATTTATCAACTCCGCACATAAAGTTGGTAAACCAGTACATGTTCATGTTATAAACCCAACAAAGGAAGTATATGCAGACATAGAACTGTATAGGAAAAAGATTTCAACTCCAATGACATTTACTTTTAATGATATGGATCTGCCAGAAGATCAAGACCAAAAGAAGTGTATCTATGCTTCTCTTCGATTCTTTATTCTTCCATTCTTGCTTGAAAATGTTCAGAAGATCATGACTCTTGACATTGATTGTTTAGTCATGCGTGATTTTGATTTTCCAGATAAACCTTGCGGATTATTTGTTAGACAACCAGTTACTTATTTAAGTGATTGGATTAAAGAAGGAACTAAGATTGCTGCTGGTATTGTTTACTTTGATAATACTTATATTAAAAAGGCAAAAAAATTAGTTGAGATTATTAATTCCTTACCAAAGACTTGGTATGCAGATCAAGTTGCCTTAAATAAACTTCTTGTAGAACATATTTCTCATGAAGATGTTACTGTATTCAATGGTAACTTTATGGACTGGGAGTTTAGAAAGGGAACAGTTATCTGGACAGGTAAGGGTAATAGAAAATATGATAACCCTGTATATCTAAATGCTAAACGTATAATGGCAATCAAGTGAAAAAAGGAAAATTATTTGAATTGCAGGTAATCCTGTGGGGAATAGTTGCAGACTTGGAGTATAATTTATATCCCTGGAAAACATCTACTCCTCCCCCTTGGGCAGTTGATAGATATAATTTAGATAATTTTATTAGATCTCCTGAAGATATTGATACAGAACATGAAATGTATTTTGATTGGTTAAAATGTCAAGAACAAAAAATTCAAGAAATTGAAAAAGATATTATAAATTTAAATCATAGAGTCAGAAAATTAGAATAGTTTTTAGTTGCATACTTAAAGTCATCCCAATGTTGATCATCTTGTAAATTCCATAATTTTGTGATATCATCTTGAAGGAGCATATCACAATCCATAAAGATAGACCAACCTGCATATTCTGATATGTATGGAGTAAGGAATCTTGAGGTTGAGAAATCTGTAGAGTCTAATGGACCTCTGGGTCTTGTTAGAATCCCTTGTAACTGTTCCCTTTTTATAAGAGTTATAGATAGTGGAGATGATGAGTACTTATTTAAAGAATCAATCAAAAGAGAAGTTGCTGTTCGTTCTCTTTTATCATATCCAATGAAAATTTGTATCACAGTAAATCATTAATTCAATTTATTTATTAAAGCATTATGGCTCACGATTATCAGAATGAATTTGTAAAATATGTTAAAAATAATAATGAAGATTTTTTCTCTAACAAAAAAGTTCTTGAAGTTGGAAGTCTGAATATCAATGGAACAGTTAGGGATTTATTCGATAATTGTGATTATACAGGAATTGATGTGGGTGAAGGAAAATGTGTAGATGTTGTATGCCCTGGTCAAGATTACGATGCTCCAGACGAAACTTTTGATGTCGTGTGTTCATTGGAGTGTTTTGAACATAATCCATATTGGGCAGAAACCTTTGCCAATATGATTCGTATGGTTAAAAGTGGCGGACTGGTGTTTATGACTTGTGCCACAACTGGTAGACCAGAACATGGAACTACTAGAACTACTCCACAAGATTCTCCATTGACTATTAAAAATATGCAATGGGACTATTACTTGAACTTAGAAGAAGAAGATTTTAGAAATATATTTGAAGAATCTTTTGATGAAGTATTTGAAACTCATGAATTTCATAGTACTGTAGAAAATAATAAGACATCTTTTGTAAAAAATTTAATTGACAAATATAAAGACCAAAATTTTATCAATGGACATCCATATAAATTTGCTGCAGATTTATATTTCTGGGGAATTGTGAAGTGAAGAGAGTTATATTATGCTGTACATCTAGGAATCATCTTAGATTTTTAATACCTCTAATTGAGGAACTTATTAATAATTCATATGTATTACTATACTGTAATGTTACTGAAATTAAACAAGATTCTTATATCTATAAACTAATCGAATTAGAACAAAATAATTCAAGGTTTAAAGTTATTGATATGTGGGACAGAGAAAACTTTTTTAGATTCTACAAAAATACACACTCTATGCTTGTTACCACTGGTAGCGATAGTCAATGGCATCAAGTTGAATATGATCTATCGAAGAATGCTAAATGCAAAACTTTTGCTATTCAGCACGGGTTATCTCAAGATGGTATTACTAGAATGCCTAAGAGAAAATTTGGTGCAGATCATGTTTTGACTTGGGTTAAACCTGAATATGTAAAAGACGAATGTGTTGCGGACAAAAATAAGTTTATCCCAGTAGGTGTTCCTAATCATTACTATGAAAAGGTAGATAAGTTTGAGGGTAGTAAAGTATTTTTATTTACATCTTTTTTCGACTTAATCAATAGTAATGATATTAAACTAGAAACTAATAAAGGAGAGTGGGCAGGGATTTATACAGAGAAATGGAAGGAAGAGACTTGGGCAAAGATAGATAATCTCTGTAATAATGATGATGTATGTTTCTTTGTTAGACATCCTACTTGTGAGCATTCTACACTTCATCCCACCTTTGAGAGAATTTTAAATAGACCTAATAAAGTTGTACTTGACACTAAGTATTTTAAAGAAAATGAAGTAAGTAGATCTCAAGTATATTCAATTGGGTCTAAGTATTACATAACTTATCCATCATCTTGTTGGGTTGACTGTTACTTAAATGGAGTTGACTATGAAGTTTTTGTAGATTATAATTCTAGTGTTGATGTTTTACTAGAAGATTCTTTAAAATCCATAAATGCAACAAAAGAAATCTGTAATTTATTACTATCATGAAACAAGGAAAAGTTTGGGGTAAAACAGAATTAATTTGTGCTAACAATTCTCTAGAATTTCACAGAATAGATTTTAAAAAAGGTGGGGTGTGTTCAAAACACATGCATAGGTTTAAATGGAATGGATTTTATGTTGTATCTGGCAAACTTTTAATTAGAAATTGGAGGCATTGTCAAGATTTAATTGATGAAACTATTTTAGAACCTGGTGACTATCATGCTGTTGAACCTGGATATATGCATCAGTTTGAAGTTCTTGAAGATGGATTAGGATTTGAAATTTACTGGGCAGAATTTAATCATAATGATATTGAAAGAGAGTATTCTGGTTTTAATAGAAAAGATTTACCTAAAGGAAGAGAATGACTATAGCATTTAATTATCTTGGTAAGTTGGGGCAACTGGGAAACCAGATGTTTCAGTATGCAGCAACTTTAGGCATTGCTAGAAAGTCTGGTATTCCATTTATGATTCCTAATCATAAAGAAATTTTTGATGATGGTATTGGTAATAAACTGAGAATTGAATTGTTTGATTGCTTTGATATCAAACCAGATAATATTGGTATATTGCATACCAATAATGTTTTGCCCGAAGATGGATTTCACTTTCAGCAAAAGTTTTTTGATGCTGATAAGAGAGTTGATTTTTCTACATATGGATTCTTCCAAACCGAAAAATATTTTTTACATTGTGCTGATGAAGTAAGAAAGCAGTTTGCATTTAAGACTCACATTGTTGAAGAGTGTCAACCTATTGTTGATGAACTTCTAGACGAAGGACCTATTGCTTTACATATTCGTAGAGGAGATTTTGTTTGGAATAGTGATAACCATAACAATCTAACTATGGAATATTATGAAGAGGCACTGAGTAAGTTTGATTCTACTAGAGAGGTTATTTTATTTTCTGATGATCCTTTCTGGGTTAGTGGTCAAGAACTATTCAAACCAGATAGATTCCTTTTGTCTGATGGTAATAGTTCATATCATGATCTATACCTAATGACTCAGTGTAAGGATTTTATTATTGCTAACTCTTCATTCTCCTGGTGGGGGGCATGGTTAGCAAATACTGGTAAAGTGATTGCTCCGTCTAAGTGGTTTGGTCCAAATAATGCACACTTAAATACTAAAGACCTTTACTGTCATGGATGGGAAGTTTTATGATTAACTATGATAATGCTGATAAGAATAAATCATTACATAAACTGAAAGGTATTGGTCCTATCTATTATATTAATATGGATGATCAACCGGAGAGACGTGAGTATATGGAGTCTCAGTTTAAATATTGGGAAATCAATAATTATGAACGTATCTCTGCTTATGATGGTAGAGAGGACGACCTGAGTGATATTCTCAAAGGGAAATATCCTGACAATATGACTAGTCGTGAGGTAGGTTGTACTACTTCACACCTGAGAGCAATCAAACATTATCTTGACACATCTGATAGTCCTTATGCTGTAATTATGGAAGATGATTGCTCTTTGGATTTAGTACATTATTGGAACTTTACTTGGAATGATTTCTATGGACACTTTCCTTATGATTGGGATGTGGTTCAGATTGCAATTATTTCTACAGGAGATATTCATGTCAAACTTCATAAGAGGTTTGTGAATGATTTCTCTACTGCTTGTTATGTGATTACTCGTTATCATGCTGAGAAGTTGGTAAGACTTCATTGTCGTGGAGACAAGTATAAATTAGACCAGCAGGTTAAACCGCGTCCTGTTGCAGACGACCTTATCTATAACTCAGGTAACACCTTTGCTATTCCTTTGCTTCTGTATCGCACAGAACTAGGGTCTAGTATCCACCCTGACCATGTAGATGCTTTTCATAGGCAGAACTACCAAGCCCAGTTTGGATACTGGTCTCAGACTGGAGCAACGGTTGACATCAAGGACTTTATGAACTATGATCCTTATCTGGGTCGGATTTCAGAACCGTCTCAGAGAGAGGAAACCCAACCTGCTTGACAGACTTGAGGGTTTCTACTATACTAAATAATGAAGCAACTGGCACTGTGCCAGTTGCGATAAGACGAATGCCCCAACTACTTGCGCTAGTCTTTGTCATTCACAGTCTCACGTCGAGAGACTTATCATCTGCGGGTAACCATTCCGCAAGTAAACTAAGAGGTATCTAAAATGATCAAATCTGTATTCGCAGCAGCTGCTGCTCTTTCCCTGTCCGCTGGCGCTGCTGTTGCAGGTCCCTACGTTAACGTCGAGACCAATGCAGGTTGGGCAGCAGACGACTACACCGGGGCAACGACGGACATCCACGTCGGTTATGAAGGACCTATCGGTGAGTCTGCTTCCTACTACGTCCAGGGCGGTCCTGCAGTCGTCGCTGTTGACGGCGAAGACACCGAGACTGAGTTCTCTGGTAAGGCAGGCATCGGCGTTGCTGTTGCTGATGGTCTGGGTCTGTATGGTGAGGTTTCCTTCATCACGACCGAAATCGCTGGCGATGACGAACTTGCTCTCGGCGGTAAGCTGGGCGTCAAGTACAGCTTCTGATAACTATCAGATAAATCAGAGGGGTCTTTGACCCCTCTTTTTTATGAAAAATTATTTCCTTAAAGCGGTGCTTCATCCAGCAACGCACCTCAACCTTTTATTTGGTGGGTTCATCCTGTTTGTTGGGATGTTACATAACAGTTATCATTATGCTGCAGAGTATGATATTCATGGATATGTGAAAAGATTTTGTGAAATTAATAGAGAAAAATGTGTTGATATCCTAGAAGGAGACCAGTATTAAGTAGAAATGCTCATAAAGAACTCTTGACAGGGTTCTTTTTTTACTATATAATATGTAAAGATTTACAACAAAAGGTAACATGACTGTAACAACTAACGAATATGGCCAACAGAATATGTTTGCCAAAGAACCTCAAATGTATATCTCTAAGTCTGACGCAGAGCGTTATGGTTATGAGACTCATGCTGAGCGTGCTGAGAAAATGAATGGTCGTTTTGCGATGATGGGTATCGTTGCTGGATTCCTGTCGTATGCAATCACCGGTAACTTCTTCTTCGGTGTTCTGTGATGACAGCAGCACTTTTCACCGTTACCAGCATTGCCTTTTTCGTGCTGCTGGGTTATACTGTAGAACAACTTTCTGAAACATACTGAACAAAAATGGCGTTTAACATCACTCTCCGTGCTTCTGACGGAACTGAAACCACTGTTACCTGTGAAGAGGATCAATACATCCTTGATGCTGCTGAAGAGGCGGGAGTTGACCTAAATTATTCTTGTCGTGCTGGTGCTTGCTCTTCCTGTGCAGGTAAGGTTATCTCTGGTACTGTTGACCAAAGCGATCAGTCCTTCCTTGATGATGATCAAATTGATGCAGGATTTGTTTTGACATGTGTCGCATATCCCACTAGCGACTGTGTTATTGAAACTGAGCAAGAAGAAGCACTTTATTGATAGTATGACAAATCCAAATGCCTTGTGGGAGGATATGGAAAAACTCAACGCACTTTATGAAGAACTGTGTTGGGACCATGACGACGAACTAGTTTTCACCCACGATGGTGAAGAAGTAATCATTTACAACAAAACTAAGGAGCAAAAACAATGAACGAAAAAGCAGAACGTATTAACGGTTGGGCAGCAATGCTTGGTATCATGGCTGCAATGGGATCGTATGCTACTACGGGACAAATCATTCCAGGAGTATGGTGATGTTATTGGTATTGTCAATGACTTTGCTGGGAGTTTTTGTTCTTAACGCAGCTCTTTTTGACCAAGATGTTGATGATGACGATGAAGGTCCAGGCGGTGGTATGATGATTCCAGCACACAACCCAATTTGATACTAAATACGGGGGACAGGTCTTGACGGATCATCCCCCGTTGTAGTATAGTTAGAATGTTCTTATGAGGATTATGATTTCGGCTTTTATTGGAGTAGCAGCAGCATTTGCAACAGTGGTTCCTTTATTTGATTCTGGACAAGAAGAAATTGTGCCAGTTACGAATGAACTAATTGAAATTCCTGTAATAGCATATGAACCAAATTGGAAGTGTCCTGATTGCACTCCTGAAGAGAAATATGTTTTAGAGAAATTACAAGAAAAAACTAAGATTAAAGATAGAAATGCCCTCGCAACAATATTGGGAAATATTAAACAGGAAAGTAAGTTCATTGCCAATATTTGTGAGGGAGGTGCTAGAGTTCCTTACACTGGTTGCCATCGGGGTGGTTACGGACTCATTCAGTGGACCTCTACGGGTCGTTATCTGGGGTTAGGTAAGTTTGCATCTAAGTATGGTTGTGACCCTAGCACACTTGAATGCCAGACTCGTTATATGATTAACGAACCTCAGTTTCAAAAAGTCTTGCCTGAGTTTGAAGGTAGTGGTCAAACAGTTGCACAATATATGATTCCTGCTTATTATTGGTTGGGTTGGGGTATTCGCGGACCACGCGATACATACGCATATAACTACACAAAACAAATGGTGTTCGCATGATTAAAAAGATTAAAGAAACAATTAAAAACTTTCTCATCAACGAAGAAGAACTTGAGTGTTCTGTTGATGATGAAGTTGTAGACTGTGAAACTTTCAAAGAGGAACACCCTTCATATATTGGTGTTGTTGCTCCTGTAATTCTTCCTGATGATCCTTGGTTTGGATCTGCACCTAAAACGAAGAAGCAAATGACTTATATTCAGGAGCAACTTTATCAAGAAGAAATACAACAAAAGTGTATGAGTGTTGAAGGTTCTGGTAGAGTAAAGGAATCTGAAAACATTCATCAGGTAATGTATGAGATGGCAACTAGTACCGGTTGTACAACTCTTCAACTCAATCCCATTGGCGGGTCTGAAAATTTCCAAGGCGGTTCTGAAAATTATCATGAAAGAAGTTACACCCGATCTGAACACTGATTGGCGATACAACGAAGACAAAATGAAAGTGCGACAACAAGCACTGTATATTTTGAATCAAAAATATGGTCGTGAATTAGACTCTACAAGGAAATCTAAATATACTAACCAGTCCATTTATGAGTGTGCCCATGATTGGGTCTCTCAAGGCAATGTAAATTGCAATGGAATTACCAAATACTATGAGGCATACTATTATGCAAAAGATATTTAATTTGATGGCACTACTATCATTTCTAGTGAGTGGAGCAACAGTTGCTGGAGCATTCTATTTTTATAAGAATGCTGATGTAATGATTGAGGAAGCAAGAAACAAAGCAGTCAAAGAGATTGCTGAAGCAATTCCTAAGATCGTAGAAGAAATGATGCCAGATATTCCTGAGGTTCCAGAAGTAACTGGTGGTTCTATTCCTCCTGCTACTGGATTGCCTTTCTGATGAAAAAACTTTTGGTAGCAATGGTAGCAGCATTTTTGAGTGCTCCTGTGCTTGCTGAACCCACTAAGGGTTACTATACGATGGATTCTATGGGATGTATGATTCTCCGAGAATGCACCGATAATGTCAGACGAATCAACTCAATCAAAGATATTGAGCGTAATTATCCTAAGTCTTCTTTTCGGAATATTACTACTGAGTTTAATTCGATGGTCGGCTCCCTTAATAAAATCGGAGTTAATGTTTTTCTAGCAGATGAAAAATATTTTCCTGTAGGACATCGTGGAGTTTATCATACAGTCAGTAATAACTTCTTCCTTAATGATAGATTTATGCATCGCCCTGGTGTATTAATGAGTGTTATGCGTCATGAAGGATGGCACGCTGCACAAGATTGTATGGCAGGAACTATTGAGAATAGTTTGATTGCTATCATTAAACCAGAAGATTCTGTACCATCTCTGTGGCGTGAGATGGTAGAGAGAACTTACCCTAAGTCTGCTGTACCGTGGGAAGCAGAAGCAACCTGGGCAGGTAAGACTGAAGGAATGACTGCTGATGCTCTAAATGCTTGTGCTGCTGGTCAAATGTGGAATGAGTATGAACCAACACCATTGACTAGAAAGTATCTAGTCGAAAATGGGTATATTAAATAAATAACCATGCCACGCTTCTTTCATATGCAATCTGCACCAAAGAAAGAGGAGGCCAAGAAAAAGGATAATAAGTTTGAATGGGCTGATGAAGGGGTGTCTACCCTTGTGAGAGTTATTATATTGAGTTGGTCAGCAGCAATTCTGACTC